GTTTTCCTTCAAGGTAACATCAAAAACCGTAATGGTAGGATGTATCCTTCAGAGGTTCTTCGCAAAGAAGTTTCTCGTTATAATGAAGCTCATATCCAATCAGGTAGAGCACTTGGAGAACTTGGACATCCCGATGGTCCAACTGTAAACCTTGATAGGGTTTCACATAAAATCATTTCTCTAAAAGAGAATGGACAGAATTTCATTGGTAAAGCTAAGATTCTTGGTACACCGATGGGTAAAATTGCATCTTCACTTATTGAAGAAGGTGTAAAACTTGGTGTTTCCTCTCGTGGTATTGGTTCTTTAAAACCAACCAAGGAAGGATTTAATGTAGTCGGAGATGATTTCATGCTAGCAACTGCTGCTGATATCGTTGCTGACCCTTCTGCTCCCGATGCTTTTGTTGAGGGAATTATGGAAGGAAAAGACTGGGTATGGGATGGAGGTATTCTGCGTGAGAAGTTTGCAGTTAAGACCTACAAGACCATTAATACCCTAGTTGATCAGAAGAAATTAGATGAGCAAAAACTTGGCTTATTTAATGATTTCTTATCAAACATATAAAACTTCTAAATAAATATAGATTTCAACAGGAATTTCGGAGAAACTACAAATGGCTCGTGGTACTAAATTACAAGAAATGGAAAAGAGCGTTGCAGAATCCAATGCTGTGACTGCTAATGCAGCACCTGCACAGAAGGTTGGCACACTTAACAACCCACCTCAAGGATTAACGCCTATTGAAGACTTAGGTGGACCAACACCTGAGAACTACAAACCAGATGATGATTCTGCGAAGTTAAAAACTCCTGGCGGAACCCTTAAGCAAGTTAAGGATGTCGTAAACAAAGGCGCAGGAAAAGCAGAACCAATGAAAGGTATCACAGCAACAGCCGCCCTCAAGTCTGGGGACGAAGTAGAACTCGAAGCAGACCAAGAGGTCGTTGCTGAAGAGCCAACAACTGCAGAAGTTGTTGAAGAAATTGTAGACGACACTCCTGAAGTTAACATCGAAGATGATGTTAATGCTCTCCTTGGCGGAGAAGAACTCAGCGAAGAGTTCAAGGCAAAGGCCAAGACAATCTTTGAAACTGCCGTTAAGACTCGTGTTAACGAGGCGAAGGCAGAAATCGAAGCATCACACGCCGCAAAACTAGAAGAAGAAGTCGCTGCTGCTAAGGGCGAACTCTCCGAGCGTGTTGATTCTTATCTGGAATACGTTTCAGAAGAATGGTTTACTGAGAACCAACTTGCTGTTGAGCAAGGTCTCAAAACCGACCTTACAGAATCATTCCTAGGTGGAATGAAAAATCTTTTTGAAGAACATTATGTATCAATCCCTGACGACAAATATGATGTACTTGAGAGTATGGTAGAAAAACTTGATGATATGGAAACCAAACTTAACGAGCAAATCGAGAAGAACATTGTACTAAACGGTCGCCTTGGCGAATCCGTTGCTAATGGTATTCTTGAATCTGTTGCTGATGGCCTTGCTGCCACTCAGAAAGAGAAGCTCGCTACGCTTGCCGAAAGTGTAGAGTTTGAAAGTGAGACAGAATATCGTGAAAAACTGGAGACTTTGAGGGAATCTTATTTCACTCAATCAAAAGTGTCTTCAGGTCCTAAGTCCGAAAACCTTTCAGAAGGTGTAGACCATGCTGGTGCTGATGTATCAGGTTCCATGGCTGGCTATCTGAATACACTTTCTAGACTTAAGAAGTAAAACTGAATTTTTAATTAAACAAACTAAACACATTTAGGTAAAAAGCAAATGTTCCAAACAGAACAGTTGCAGGAAAAGTGGGCCCCACTTCTAGACTATGACGGTCTTGAGGAAATTAAAGATCCTCATCGTAGAAGTGTAACCGCAGTCCTGCTAGAAAACCAAGAAAAATTTTTAAGAGACCAAAGTAGCTTTGGTGAGTCAGGTATGCTTTCTGAGCAGCCTACTAACTGGACTAACTCTAGTGCTTCCAGTGCTGGTTTTAGTGCTGACGCCGCTGCTGCTGGTCCTACTGCAGGTTTCGACCCTGTATTGATTAGTCTAATCAGGCGCTCTATGCCTAACCTAGTCGCTTATGACTTGGCTGGCGTACAACCTATGAGCGGTCCTACTGGACTAATCTTCGCAATGCGTTCACGCTACACTGATCAGAGTGGCAACGAAGCATTCTACAACGAAGCAGATACTGCATTCTCTGGTCAGAATGCTGGATTTGGTGCAACAACTGGATGGGCAAATGAAGCCGCTGGTATTGGTACTACAGTTCAAACTGGTACTAACCCTGCAGTTCTTAACCCAACATCCGCTGCCAAGAACCTACTCTATAATGTAGGCGAAGGTATGCGTACCGACTACGCTGAAAAACTTGATGGTACTACTGATAGTGCTTTCAACCAGATGGCATTCTCAATCGAGAAAGTCACTGTTACAGCGAAGTCACGTGCACTAAAAGCTGAGTACTCATTAGAACTCGCTCAAGACCTTAAGGCAATTCACGGTCTTAACGCTGAAGCAGAACTTGCAAACATCCTTAGTACTGAAATCCTCGCTGAAATTAACCGCGAAGTTATCCGTACAATCTACAAGGTTGCTGAGCAAGGTGCCGTTTCTAACGTTGCTACCGCCGGTGAATTCGACCTAGACATCGACAGTAACGGTCGTTGGTCTGTTGAGAAGTTCAAAGGACTTCTGTTCCAGATTGAAAGAGATGCTAACGCAATCGCACAAAGAACTCGTCGCGGAAAAGGCAACATCATCATGTGCTCTGCTGACGTAGCGTCCGCACTGACCATGGCTGGTGTTCTTGACTACACACCCGCACTCAACGCTAACCTTAACGTTGATGACACTGGTAACACCTTCGCTGGTGTTCTGCAAGGTAAGTATCGTGTATACATCGACCCTTACTCTGCTAACCTCACTAGCGGCAACGCTTCTGGTGGTAATCAGTACTACGTTGTTGGTTACAAAGGTTCCTCACCTTATGACGCAGGACTCTTCTATTGTCCTTACGTTCCGCTCCAAATGGTACGTGCTGTCGGAGAAAACTCCTTCCAGCCCAAAATTGGCTTTAAGACCAGATATGGTATTGTTGCCAACCCATTCGCCGAGGGTACAACCCAAGGACTTGGTACTCTTACAGTTAACGCTAACCGCTATTACAGGCGCGTCGCTGTTAAGAACCTCATGTGATATAGATGGATATATTTCCATTTGTTACAATCAAGACCTCCTCATGCAGGAGGTCTTTTTTTATGTTAAAATAAATTTGATTCAAAAATTCATCATGGCATTGTCCTATTCTGTTCAAGACCCTTATTTGAGAAATCACAAAATGCACGATTTCCATAAGTCATTGGAAAAGGAGAAAAATATTGTTAGTAGAGGGAATCATTTTAAGGTAATTCATGCTTTAAATTTAGAATTTGAAAAGAAAGGATTAGCGATTGATTCTTTTGAGGATAACTATGGATCTGATGCTAAATCACAGTTTAAGAATAAAGCAGGAGTAGATGCTACCTTCAATATTGTAAATCTTGAAACAAGGAAAATAGTAAAAGAAGGATATACTATTGATTATAAGTTTAGAGATCCAACTGCTAAGTGGGATGATTTTCTTGCTGAAACTGTGAGTCAAGATTTTGGCAAAAGATCTGGTAAAATGCCTGTTCTTGGTTGGGCAGTAGCACCACATAAAATAAATAATGGTGTATTGTATATACAACCATATCATAAAAAAGCAACATTAATAGGGAGAAAGGAATTGAAGGCAGGATTTGATAATGACAAATTCCCTAGAAAGCCTTTTAAGTATGCAAGAAATAAAGCATGGACTACAATAAATATGCCTATTGACTGGGATGTTATAATGAAAGTATGTCCTGCTACTATGCAATTCAAGTATGAATGATGTAAAATTATATAATGATGATTGTATGAATATACTCCCGTCTCTTGCAGATGGGAGTATTACTTTGACGTTAACTGATATACCTTATGATGAAGTTAATCGTAAGAGTGGTGGATTAAGAAATTTGGATAAGAGCCATGCAGATATTATTACCTTTCCTTTAGATAAGTTTATTGATGAAATTGTTAGAGTAACTTCAGGAAGCATTTATATATTTTGCGGTTCTGTTCAAGTGTCGCATATTCGCGATAGACTTATCAGTTATGGATTATCTGTAAGGCATTGTATATGGGAGAAAAGTAATCCTTCACCTATGAATGGACAGCATATGTGGTTGTCTAGTATTGAAAATTGTGTTTATGCTAAAAAGAAAGGT